GAGCGTGTATGTTCGCAACGATAAGGAAATGTGGACCACATTCAGCAAACAGAAGCGCTTGGAGCAGGATGAATTCAGAAAGAAAATGGCTGAAGCGCACGAAGAAGTAGAAAATGCCAAGAAGAAGGCTGCTGAGGAGGCCGAACGGAAGGCAAAAAAGGCTCAGAGCACCAGCAATCCGTAAAATTGCGAATTTGATAGTCCATGATAGTCCCTTGAGACGTTGATGATAGTGGCACCTTTATGATATCCTTATACTGGTCAAAAAGATAAGGGATGGACGAGGATGCCGAGAAAACCGAAAACGCCGTGCAGATATCCGGGATGCGCAAAGCTCTCGGATTCTTCTTATTGTCCGGAGCATCAGAAGCTGGTATCCAGCCAATATAACCGTTACGGACGATCAGAAGCGATGAAGCATAGATATAACGGGGCGTGGCCGAAAATACGGTCACGCTTTTTGAATGCCCACCCGCTGTGCGAAGTATGCATGAAGGAAGGCCGGGCCACTCCCGCGGAGGAGGTCCATCATATCCTGCCGCTGGCAGATGGCGGCACCCATGATCCGGACAACCTCATGGCCTTATGCAAGCCCTGCCATTCCAGAATCACAGCCACTGAAGGTGGCCGCTGGGGGAAGAAAGGAAAACCATGAAGATCACCTGCTTTGCGAAGCGCGGGACCGGCTGCGATTGCCTGACCGTCAAGCGCTGCCCGGGATACCGGAACTGTGCCTTCTATAAGAACGTGGCGCAGTATGCTGCGGACCAAGCGCAGGCTAACATGCACCTGCGACAGATGCCACTGGTAGAGCAGAAAGCTATTGCCGACCAGTATTATGACGGCGAAATGCCCTGGGCGATCCTTCCTGAGGAGGAGTACCCCTCCGGCGAACCGCTCCGATTTTAGCGTCTGTGGACTCCCAGGGGGGAGCAAAATCTCAAAATTCGGCGCGGAACATAGCGGGGCCGCAATCGCGCGCGCATTTTCGCGAATTCAAACAAGGGTATAGGCCCCAGAACGGTTACAAGTTACGGGAGGGCGGAAAATGGAGCAGGATACCAGGTCGGCAGCCGTAAAACTGACGGAGAACGATTACGACAACGTGATCATTCTGACAAACCCGGACTATGATGCTGCGCTGATTGGCGTGAGCATTGATAACCGGGCTGTGTATGACTACTCGAAAATGCTGGAATGCCGGCGCGCGGATGGAATGACGGACGATGAAGCCGTTGAGTTCATCGAATATAACACCATGCGCGCGATTGCTTACGCAGGGCCGGCTGGACCTATCATCTTTCACCCCCTGGAGTGAAAAGAAACGGAGATGAGAACGTGGCCAAGGACGGAACCATGCGGGGCGGTGCACGGGTGAGCGCAGGCCGGAAGCCCAAGGCGCTGAAGGATAAAATCGACAGTGGGAATCCGGGCAAGCGGAATCTGACTGTGCTGGATTTTACCGGCGCTGCAGCTGACCTCGAAGGGCTGGACATGCCTCCGCCCAAAGAATACCTAGCTGCGAAGCAGAAGAACGGAAAGGATCTCGTGGCCGCGGAAGTATACAAGGAGACGTGGAAATGGCTGGCGGACCGCGGATGTGCGAAGCTGGTCCCGCAGCAGCTCATTGAGCAGTATTCCATGGCGATCAGCCGGTGGATTCAGTGCGAGGAAAGCATCACCGAGTTCGGATTCCTGGCGAAACATCCCACGACCGGCAGCGCGATCCCTTCTCCGTATGTGGCCATGAGCCAGAGCTTCGGGAAGATTGCCAATAATCTCTGGTTCCAGATTTATCAGGTGGTGAAGGAAAACTGCACCACGGACTACAAGGGAGCCACTCCGCATGACGATATGATGGAGCGCCTGCTCGCTGCACGACACGGATGACCCGGGAAGGACGGATATCATGAATGTGAAAACAATCCCCTTGGCGGAGATTCACCCTTATGCGAATAACCCCAGGAAGAATGACGAGGCTGTGGCCGGGGGGGCAGCCAGTATCAAGCGGTTCGGTTTCCTGATTCCGATGGTCATTGACCGGAACAATGAAATCATCTGCGGCCACACCCGGTACAAGGCGGCCAAGCAGCTGGGCTTGGCGGAGGTGCCCTGTGTGATTGCGGACGAATTGACCGAGGAAGAGATCAGGGCGTTCCGCCTGGCGGATAACAAAGTATCCGAGAAAGCCACGTGGGATATGGACCTGCTGCCTGTGGAATTGGCCGGGATCATGCTCCCCATGGAAGACTTCGGCTTCGAGAGCATCTCACCGGATGATTTCGGTGAGAACTTCGTGCTGGATGAAGGCGAGAAGAAACCGTTCCAGCAGATCTCCATCACCGTCCATGACAAGCAGGCCGAGCTGATGCTCCGGGCGATCAAGTACGTGTATGACAACGACTTGGTGAACGAGACCTTTACCAACGAGAACCATAACGGCAACGGTCTGTATGAGGTGGTGAGAGAATGGGCAGAGCAAAAGAAATTGTTGTGAAGGTGATCCCTTCCGCGATTGCCAACCCGTTCATCAAAGCGCACCATTATTCTGGCAAGGTCGTGAATAACAGCAAGCTGCACTTCGGCGTGTTCCTGGACGGCCAGCTGCATGGAGTTATGAGCTACGGCCCGAGCCTCGACAAGAGTAAAATCATCGGGCTTGTGGCGGATACCGGCTGGAACGAGTTCCTGGAGCTGAACCGGATGGCGTTTGACGCTGTGCTTCCGCGGGATTCCGAGAGCAGAGCCATTGCGATCAGCCTCCGCCTCCTGCGGAAACATGCGCCACAGGTCAAGTGGGTTATCTCCTTCGCGGATGCCTGCTCCTGCGGGGACGGCACCATATACCGGGCGAGCAATTTTGTCCTGACCGGAATCAAGGAGAATCTGAATCTGGCAGAATTGCCGGACGGGACCCGGGTCCATAAGATGACGCTGGCCAGCAATCCTACGTCACCGCGGAAGGAACTCGGCGGTCTTACGTTTTTCGATGTGACGGGCGGGACCTACGACTTCAAAAAATATCTTGCCTATGTCGGCGCGGAGCCGATTCCCGGCTTCCAGCTCCGGTATATCTACTTCATTGACCCGGCCTGCCGGGCGAAGCTGACTGTGCCAGAGATTCCTTTCAGCCGGATAGACGAGCTGGGTGCCGGCATGTATAAGGGTGCCAAGGTCACGCAGGCCGAGCGGCACGCAATGGAAACCAGCGAGTAAGGCCTTCGGGCCTTTTTTTCATGCGCAGGTAGTTCAACGGTAGAACGGTCATCTTTCCAGATGGCAGACGGCGGTTCGACTCCGACCTCTGTGCTCCACTTTTGATTCCGGAGGGACATCTATGGCGATGGAGTTGTCAATACTGCGCCAGATGCAGGCGCTGCCGCTCGAGGCGAAGGTGCTGAAAACGCAGTTGCGCATTCGTGAGTGGTACAACTACTGGGGCGGTGACGTATACGTCAGTTTCTCTGGCGGCAAGGACAGCACCGTCCTTTTGCATATGGCCAGGGAGGTCTATCCGGACATTCCGGCTGTGTTTTCGGATACCGGGCTAGAATTCCCGGAAATCAGGGAGTTTGTGAAGACGATCCCGAACGTCATCTGGCTCAAGCCGGACATGAATTTCCGCAAGGTCCTTGAGAAGCACGGATATCCAGTGGTTGGAAAGGATCAGGCACACTGGATTGAGCAGGCGCGGTCCGGCAAGGTCTCCACCATGAAAAACCGTCTGTATGGAATCATGCCGGACGGGCGGAAAACCTCCTTCAAAATCTCGGAACAATGGCACTACCTGATGAACGCGCCTTTCAAGATCAGCGCGGAATGCTGCCATGAGATGAAGAAGAAGCCCATGAACCGTTACGCCAAGGAGACGGGCCGGCAGCCAATTGTCGGAACTATGGCCTGTGAGAGCCTGATTCGGCAGCAGCATTACCTCCGAGAAGGCTGCAACGCTTACGATCTTAAGCGTCCGATTTCCAAGCCGATGTCATTCTGGCTCGAGGAGGATGTATGGGAATATATCCGGACCCGGAACCTGCCTTACAGTAAGATTTACGACATGGGCTATAAGCGGACCGGCTGCATTTTCTGCATGTTCGGTGCGCATTGCGACAAAGAACCCACCCGCTTCCAGCAGCTGCAGAAAACCCACCCGAAGCTGTGGCGTTACTGCATGAAGGACTTTGAAGCTGGTGGTCTGGGCATGCGGCAGGTGCTCGAGTATATGGGTATCCCGTATGAGAACTATCACGATCCCGAGGAGGAGTCTCATGGAGATTCAAAAGATCCCGGTCACCCGGCTGAACCCGGCAGCGTACAATCCCCGGGTGGAACTGAAGCCCGGTGACAAAGAGTACGAGAAACTGAAGCGGTC